ATAATTACTAAAGCCACATCTGCTTTTTCTTTGGAACCCGGAACACCTCTTTTTACAGAAACTAATTCTGGTGGAAAGGTTTTCCAAGGATATTTAATTGCTACTCAAAATGAAAGCCTTTTTAGCCCAAGTTCCTTTCAAACAAGTCCCCCATCAGTGGATAAGGAAAACCTACTGCTTTTCTTAGATAGAAAAGCCACAGGCCTTGTCGCAGGAGGAACAAATAAATTATTTACTATGACCAAAACACAACATTCTCTATTTTTCACTAATGGTTCACATCTTTGGGGAGGAAAGATACTATCGCTAATTCATCCTATGTCGTCTACTTCAGGATTACATCTCTTAAATTTCATAAAGGGCGCACAAGGCGGAAATATTTCTGTTAGAGATATTGCGAATAAATATGGTCAATATTTATACAAAATAAATTCTTTAGGAATCGGTTCTTTCAATTATGTATCGAGATTACTCCAATCAGGAACATTTGGTTTTGGTAATGAAGAACAAACAAGAACCATTAACCAATATGACACTGTTTCAGAATTAAATTATATGGCTAATGCGTATAAGATAAAGCCTAATATTGCCGAAAAATCAGTTCATAATGTAGATTTAATTAATACTAATTCTCAAGATATACAAATAGACATTGATTCTAGAGGATTTAACAGACCCTATGGGGAATACCTAACTGGAAGAAGCAAAATTCTACCTTCTTCATCAACCGATAAATCCGGAAATAGATATCCCAAAAATTTCTTCTTTAGGTCACTTGCCCCAATTACTTACGCTTTTAGAAATGTAGATTATTCCTATTCTAGATTATTTTTATATGTTAATAGTGACATTAATCCTTATTCTTCCTTAAGAGCAGATAGTTTAATGAAGCAAAATAGGATATTAAAGGATTATAATATACTATTTATAGATAATAAAAGAATAAGTGAAGGAACTAAATTAGAACAAACATATCTTAATGATGGAAACCAGTTGTTATTAGAAGATAAGAACTTTCAAAAATTAACAATCAATTCTGATTTAGACATATCTACTCTTAAGAGATGCGGAATGATGAGACTTACAGAACTATGTTTTGATTCTCATTATACTATCTTTAATCCAGAAAAAGATGTTATTCCAGTAACTAAAGATTATGACGCAAAAGGCAGATTAAGCGGTTTTAGTGAGTTTACTCAACTCATGAACGGTGGAAACCCAATAACAATTAACCGAGTTAGTAGTGGCCTACCAAGTAATGCAATGCCTAATAGAATACAAGTATCGGTAAATGCTAATCTTACTACTAATGACTTTATTTTTGATTCAAATTTTAACCTGCTAGGGAAATTTGTCGGAAGTAATGGTAGTTACCCGATTATAGATTTAGAGCATCCTGTAGCATATACTAATGGTAAAGACTACCCTGCACACGGCACAGTATTATACAAAGCAACTCTTAAAACCTCTAAAATGGAAGGATGGGGAGGAAAAGATATTCTTCAAGTAAATGAACCATATCATCCCCAAAAGTATTATGCTGTAAATAAAAGCAATTTAACACCAAAAGGAGGTTCTGCTCCTACTGATGGTCATAAGTTTGGGTTTAATGCAGGAGGTTCGCTATTAAATGAGGCTTGGTATGAAAAATTCGCAAATGGCGTAGATGGCCAAGGAATGATACCCGATATAAGCGATAGACACGCAATTTTTATGTTACCCACTCACTTTAATATAGGAACTAATCCTAACAATTGGTTTGGAACTGTAAAATATTCTCCTACCCTTCCTATTGCCTCACATGGAGAAGGAACTCATTTGAAGCACACAGTCGCAGTTAATTTGGGAGGATGGACTGTTGGCGGGGCTACTATCGGATTATCTTTAGCCAAAGGAGCAAATTCTCCTGCTATTTTAGAAAGCACTACTTTTGACACTAAGCACAATGGAAGTTTTAATACTACTTCGGGGCCAAAGGAATTTGATAATGTAAGTTTGGTTTCACTATACTGTAAAGGAGTAGGGTCAGGGTCATTTGACCATAGCCCTATAAGACCATTTGCTTCAATGACCGATTCTGAAAGCCTATCGGGTAGTAGAGCCAATATAGGAAGAGAAAATACTGATGGTGATGTTACTGGGGCGCATTTAGGTTTTAAGGCTAGACTGCACATTCCTAATGGAACAACTCCCTTTGCGATACCTTCTGTAAATGGCAATTTATTCCAATATACACTAGACCCTACGAATTCCGGAGATTGGCTTAGATATATTGATTTAACCGGATGTTATCTAGTTCACGAAGACGCAACTAAAACAGATAATGGCCAATCAACTATTAGATATAGTGGTGTTAATAATTATCCAGATATATTAAACAGCGATGTTGCTAATCGAACCATAAATAATTCTGTATCGAATTTAATATCCTATGTTGTTTCTCATAGAGTAGGAAACAATACAAAAGAGCATCATTTAATAGTAGATACTCAACTTACTGGTGTAGGAACAGGAACAATTAGCATCCAACGAGGAAACTATAGAATATTTCAACCTAATCAAATATGTTTTCATGACTTCTCACCAAACGAAATAAAATTATATGAAATGAGCAGTAGATATACTAAGGTAGCAAATGAAAATAAATGCTATGACAGTATTCCTGATTTTATAGGAACAGGAGATGTTTTTATCAACGATGGAGTAGAAGCAGCAAGAACGGGTATTCCAAATAGCCAAGTGCCTAGAATACCAAGTTTAGGAAAAAATGAGGCTTTCCTATCTATGTATGTTTTAGTAGATACTGATAGGCAACATAGCGGTAATCAAGTTGTTTTAAGAAGCCCAACACAGGCACTAGAAATTTTGCCGGAAAATGAATACCTAATGAATATCAGTGACGGAGATAGTAGATATCTTTCTAAGTTTAATGTTGCTAGTGGCCAATACAATAATGCGGAAGTTAAATTTGAAACAATCAAAAAACAAAAAGGAGTCGTTTCTATTTCTGAAACATTTACTATAGAATCCCGTGAGGAATTAAATATAGAACCAAATAGGGCTTGTATTGGTTCTCAAGTAACAATTACTAGAGAATCAGAAGACATAATTAATGATTTATTAGAGAATGAAGGTATTGAATTTGAATCCACAGAAAGAACATACCCGTTATATTATTCCCCGGATTTTAAAGGAGTAGATTTATTTGCAGCAATTAACAATATTCTAGAGAAGAAAGACCTTTCTATTAAGAGAGAAGATGAAAAATTCAAGATATTCCCCGACACTGATTCACAGATATTTACCAATATAGTTATCTCAGATAATATTTCTGAGGATTCTGTTAAAATATTAGAATACGAAAAGATGACAACAATATTTGAGTTTTATAATGAAATAATAGTTTATGGTTCTTCTCATAAATCTAATAGAAAGGACATAAAAAGTGTAAATAATGTCGGTAGAAAAACATTAGAAATATTTGAACCGCTATTAACAACTCAAGAGCAGGTGGATAAAAGAGCCACAGAACTACTATTATTACATTCTAGATTAAATGAAAAAATAAAGGTAAAGGTAAACCATACAAATTTAACCTTGATTAACGCAGGAGATATCATTTCTATGGAAATAAGTAAAGAAAATATACCTATGAATCAATATATTGTTTTAGAGATTTTACACGAAATGCAGGGCTTCATTACTCTTACTTTAGGAAAATACTCTATTAATTTAGAAGACAGACTCGCTGAACTGTTAATTAGCAGCAAAAGAAATAGTTCTCAAATTAGAAATAAATCATTTAATATTCAGGAAGAATCGTTTAATTTTATTGAGGATTTAGATGTTAAGATGTCTAAACTATTGATAAGAACTAGAGAAAATACCGGGGCAACAAACACCCTAGGATTCCTTGGACTAACACTAAATACTAATACTACGCCATTTGGATTCGGGTCTATTGTAATAACCGACTTGTTGGAGGAAGAATTTTGATAACAGATAAAGCGAAAGAATTGATGTCAGACTATTTTGTAAAATTAATATCGGGCGGAACTACCCTAAGCAATGTAACTCTTTCTGCGGGAAGTGGAAAGATAGGAACAGGAGGAAACAATACTTCCCCTTTAGCAACCACACTAGATATAGATTTAGCATCTGCTACAGTTAGCGCAGTAGCAACTTCTAGCAATACTTTTGAAGTTAAATTGTCGGTAGCAGGAAGCAATATAACAGGTAAGGTTATTAGAGAGGCTGGAATATTTGACTCCAATAACAACCTACTAGCAAGGGTAAATTTTAATGGGGTCGGCCCGTTTACAGCATCACAAACATTAGAGATATTTTTGATTATGGAGGTAGAATAATATGAATAACCCAAATAGATTTGCACAATTAACAACACTAAGCAATCCTTTAGAAATAGAAGATAGCGTAGATTTTCCCCATACTGGTTTAATTAAAGCCTTAAGTTCTGCTAATACAGGAAAATACCCTATAAACGGGTTTAATATAACAAGCATAACTGGTAATACTTTTATTGTAGCAAGCGGAAACATATTCAAAGATAATGCCTTACAAGCAGTAGCGGGTAGAACATTTAACGGTGGAGGAGGAAATGGGCCAGTTATACCGGGAACTTACTCAATAGGATATCACTTATTAGTTGTTAATTCTAGTAATGTATTAGAGCATAGAAATCCTTCTGCTGCTAATAAAGTAGCCACTTATCAAGATGGAGATACTATTATTGCTGTAATTGCTTTTGAAACGGGACAGGATTTAAAAATACAATACTTAACTAATTTTAAAACAAGTAACTCTCTAAGCGTTGGATACGATAATTCAGGCTATACAGAAGCCATGTCTGTAGAAGGAAATGCAACAAGGACTACTTTTCATAATAAAATAGCAGATGCGGATATTAGATTTGTATTAGGTGATAATACGGCTGATGAAAAGTTTGAGATATTAACTGATGACGATGCTGATGGAGATTTAACTGATACATTAACGGAGGTATTTTCTGTTGATGGAACAGGAGATACAAAGGTTAAGTCGTTGAGCCTAGGTAGTGCGGCTGAACTTACAATAACAGAATCTAGTGATGATATTACCATAAAAAATACAGTATCGGATAAAGATATAAAATTTAATGTCAATGAAGGAGGAACCCCGGTAGATGCCATGACGATAGATGGTAGCGATAATAGAGTAAAAGTCGGTAAGTTTGAGGTTTCCGGAACAAATGCTTCTCATGCTATATTGGATATAACAAATACAAACGCAGGAGTAACTATAAAAAATACTAAACTAAACAACCCGATAAAGTTTCAAACTAATGTCGGTGGTAATTCTATTACGCAAATGACAATAAGTTCCCAAGGAGGAGCCGTAGAAGGGGTAGGAATTGGCCCAAACCCCCCCACTGCACCACTTCATGTTCAAAAAGATTTTACAGGAGAATTAGTTGTAATTGATTCGTTTACCAACAGTGCAGACCATGGCCCCGATATGGTTTTAAGAAGAAGTGGCGGTAGTGGTAGTGGTGGTATTGGTGCTAACAACGATGGACTAGGAACAATTGTATTTCAAGGTAGAGATGCAGTAAGTAATTTTGGTCAAAATTCAGAATATGCATCAATTGAGGCTGATATTAAAAATGCCAATAATGGGGCGCATAATGGTAGTTTATCAATAACCGTCGCTAAAGTAGGAACTAAAACAACAGCGATGGAAATAAGCGGTGACGGAATAACTATACAAAATAATTTACCATTAGAAGTTGCTACCGGAGGAACATTTAGAACTCCTAGATTACCTACTGTTAGTATAGCAAGCCTTACTACTTTAACAGAAGCAACCCACGCAGGAGCGTATTTACTTTGTGGAGCAAATGTAACTTTACCTGCTAATCCGGCTGTAGGAGAACATTATACAATTTTAAATGTGAATACAGCAGGTGCTAGTATTACTGTTTTTAGAAATGGTAGCACTATTAATAATGCGGCCTCCGATGCTACAGTTACTACTCATAATGGTGTAACTTGTATTTGCATTAGTGGTAATAAATGGATTGCGTTAGGAGTTTGATTACTTTGTATAACGCTATTGCGGGTTCTTGTGCTGAACAAGAGGCTAATGCCGGAGGCGGTGGTGGAGGTGGTGGCGGTGGCCCTCCTGTGGGATTAACCCCACCTAATCAAGTATATACTGCTATTTCTAATGGTGGGCCAGTTGGATTTACAGTGCATGTAATAGGAAATAATTATAATGAAATGTTCCAAAACAATATAGCCCCACAAATAATAACGCCATTTAATGGTAATTCAATTACTAATGCAAGTATGACTCTTACAGATTTAACAAATGCTCAACTTAATAGCGGAAATTACACTATAAAATTATCACACAGTATGGCCGCTTCTGCTTTTAATGGTTTAATTGGAACAGGCTTTACTGGTTCGGGTGGTTCGACGACACACATTGATGAAACTTTCTTTTTATTCGGATGGTTTTTAGAATCTCCTAACGGAACGGCTACAATCCCACAAGGAGATATAGACATACTTGGAGCATCTGCAAACTTTACAGGTATGGGTCTTATCGCTAAAACTACTCGTTCCGAAATAGGGCAAATTTATTCTCTTGTAGATTCAACAAGTTTTACTAATGCTATTGAAGCATTTAACTTTGCGGCAGGGCCAGTTATTAATAACTCTCATCTTGGTTCAAATGGTGTTGTACTGGCCGGAAATACGACAATGTTTGTCGGTGGCGATACTCATTGTATTTGTTCATTAAGAAACTTTACAGGTAGAGGTGGTGGGGGAACCCCTAATGCTACTGCCGGACAAACTATGGCTATTGAATTTAGAATAAGAGCAGATGTAGGCGGAAGCCCCGAAGTAATTCATTTCCTTTATGAGTTAATATTAACTTAGGTGATTAAATGTTAGGACTAAATATACCCGAAGATGAAACAACTAACTGGAAGTTAGAAATGGATAATGGAGAACTTTCGCTAATTAAGAAAAGCGTAG